TGTGTTCTGCCCTGTTGCTCGCTTTAGCGTATAGCATAACAGCTTGTTAATCATGTAGTAGTCAAAACCTACTGTTGTATGCGTTGGAGCCGACCATTGGTTTACAGTGAAACCTGATGGTGTAAGAATAGGAACTAAAAAATCAGACCTCAGAAAATACTCCATTACCTCAGCAAGTGGTTGCTCAATATCAGCATAGTCTGTACCGGCAACACGCCCATTCTCCATGTTAATCACCTTGTTGTAGGCGGTGAAGTACTCTTCAAATATCTCCATCTGTGCCTGCTTGGCATAGAGATTAAAGTCCTGCGGAGAGATGTATCCGTAGTTGTTCTTATTCAGGACACCCTGTACTGTATTCCTTACTGAGTTTATCATCCGTATTTTTTTACAAATATAAAAAAAAGAGGGTATATATTTACACCCTCTTTATGTTTTTTGTTTTACGATTCAGAAAATGTTTCTAACATCTTGAGTGAATCTAAGCCCTCATCGCTTTGCAGGAACTGACCGGCAAAATCGTATGGGTCATTATTATATGGCACTGAACACATTTTCTTTTTGTTGGTTGGCGTATTGAACCATATTTCTCTACCATTATTCCTAATGGCAAGTAATTTATCTTCAAAGAACGATCTGATTTTAGCTTGGTATTTAAGCTCAGGGTCATTAAACGCCTGTAGAAAATCATGCGGATAGTTTTTAGCAAATACCAATATATCACGCTTTAGCTCAGCTGTTGTAATGGTGGTAGGGTCTTTACCAAAAAGAACCCTTGTCATCATTTCAAGCTGCTCAATTGTAAGATTTCTAGCTTGAATCAAAGCGTCAACTTCTAGGTTTAAATCTTCTACTTCATCCTTAGCTTCTTTCTCTTTATCAACTTCCTCAAATACCAATCCATTCATTGGATGGTAATGTAAGAATGCCTGAAGAACTGGATTTGTCCTTGAACCCGTTAAAAAACCATCTTCAAATACAATTGGCTCAAGTATTACATTTGAGTCCTGCTCATCCTCAAAAGGCGACTTTTGGTTTGGCGCATATCTTAATGCTCTATTTACGCCCTTATTTTCATCAAACCACATCAATGGAAATTTTGGATTATTCCTTGATACCAATGTGTATGACAATGGCGTACCCTTTTTTAGCCTATAAATTTTATCGGCATACTTTTTATCTGACATATTATTCAATTTAATTAGATTTTAAAAAAGGAGGGCGCTATAGTAACGCCCTCCAAAGCAACAAGATATTAACCGTATCTGAAAAGTACAAAGTTGTTTGCACCTAGGGTACATACGCAACGCTCAGAAAGGAAGTTTACTTCCATTGCATCCAAGTCGTTAGTAGCAGCACCACCGGCAGAACCTGTAATCCAAGTTTTGTAACGACGGTCTTCTGTTTCAGTTGCACGGTAGCGGACGTGTAAGAACGGACGCTTAGCGTTTTTGCCCATAATTTGGTCATAAACTGAAGTAGAACCGGCAGGAACCAAAAGACCTGTGATTGTACCAGTAGCAGTAGCAGCAGCATTTGAAAGACCACCACGCATGGTTGGGTCGTTCAAGTATTTCCAGTCAGACTTGTAGAAGTCATAACCACGACGGAAGCCTGAGAAACCAAGGTTCAACGCCATAGTTACGTCATTGTCAAATAGACCGTATGAAGCACCATAAGAAGGAGTGCCAGGAGCAGTAGTAGATGCACCGTTAAGACCTGCAAGCATACCATCAATGGCGAAGCTAAGGTCACGGTTACAGAATACTACGTTCTCCTCAATAGCACCTTGTTTGTCAAGACGTTGTACGATTGTATCCCAATCAGCAAGAGATGTTGGTACACCACCCCCCCATACGTTACCACGATTCTCAACAGCATAGAATACGCCCTCAGAGCCAGCTTGATTAGCAAGACCAGATGCCAAGAAGTTGGCAGCTCCAGAACCAGCAGCAGCAGGAATGGCTTCAATCATGGCAGTCTCCATATAATCTTCAAAACGAAGACGAGTCTCATGCTCGGACTTTAGGTACCAAAGGTAGCCAGTAGCGCCATTCTCAGTTGTTACTTCAACCCAGCCAATTTGAGCCATATCAGAACCACTTACAGCATATCTGTCCTTTAGGATGATTGGCTTGTTGGTAAAGAATATGTCTTCTGCTTCAAGAGAACCAACCATACCGGTAGTTCCTTTCTTGAACTCAGAACCGTAAATAAATACAGTGTATTGAGCATTACCAAGACCTGTACCAGCAACAACAAGACCGGTAGCCTCGTAAAATGCTACAGTGAATTGGTAAGGACCACCAGCAGGAGTTGATACAGCAGTAACAACAGCTTTATTGTATTGACCAGTAGCATTCACTTGAATGAATACAGTCTGATTTTCACGAATAGCTGTTGATGTTACATTAAGGTCATTGATTTGAAATACAGCAGTATTAGCATTTAATACTAAATCTCTTATTCCTGTATCAGTTGTAATAGTTTCAAACCCTGAATAGTTTGAGTCAATACCTATACCAACTCCTTTTACTTTGTATTTATATTCTGTACTACCAGAAAGACCTGACACAGTATATGTAGAACCTGTTACAATAGTTCCGTCTATTATATCATTACTAGAAAAGTTATTAGACGATACATAAAGTTTTACTTGTGTAACACCTACAGGAAGAGTCCAATTAGCATCAAAAGAAGATGATGTTACATTTGTAGCAGGTTGTATGGTTGGCTCTATTGGCTTTGTATAAGCATTTATGAATGAGGAGTAACTTGAATATTCAGTTGTTAAGCCATCATTATAAAAACTTCTTACTTTTATTTTATATAATTTATTTTCTTCTAACATATTTAACCTTAAACCACATCTACATAAAATGTAGTTGTATCAAAAATAGGATTAGTTATTGTATCAATTAATGTATCAGTATCATCATATACTGTTATTTCATAACCTTCACCACTTATTCCTCCATTATCTAATGTAAAGTCAGGAAGTGCATCAAATCTAACTCTAAAAGATAATTCTTCATTATTTTGTATTAATATATTTGAAGGAGGAGCTAATGAAGATAAATTAAAATCTGAAGATGTTGCTAATAAAGATTGTATATTGTTTCTTACAGAATATAGCGTCATATAATAGGTTAAACTATTATCTAATCCAGTAAATGTATGATTATATGTACTAGCAACTTTATTAGTAGAAATTGGGTTATCATCAGAATCATAAAGAGAAACTATCCAATAATCAACAGTAGTGTCATCAACCCAATTAGCTCTAAATGAAGTATAAGTTACATTATCGTTTACATCAAATATAGGAGTATCAGGTGGTGTTTCATCAGTTTCATTTACAACTATATATATTTTAACACCATAAGCTTTAATGTAATTTAATACATCAATTAACTCATTCATTTGTTCAGTTGTAGGAGTACTTGCAAGATATATATAACCTATAAAACCATTAGTACTATTATAGTCGCCCCAAAAAGGTGCATTTAAAAATACATCAGAATAATATTGAGCAGTACCTTCAATTTGGTCAATTAATGGTAAATCTTCTTGACCCCAATACATTGTTCTTTTATTTGATTCCAATAGCTGTATAGGGTATTCACCTGTAATATCATATACTGCCTCTCTTATACCTGCTTTAGTACCATTATATGTGAATATATATTTATAATATCTTTGTCTATAATTGGCATCAGTTTCACCATTCTTTCTTCTTATTCCTGATATATCAACTATTAAATCATCTAATTTATCACCTTCTGAAGAAATAATAAATGTATCATTGTAATGTTCATTAATTTGAGATATATTTATTTTAAATACTTCAGCAATACCTTTTAACATTTGCTTGATTTTAGTAGTAGCACCTTTAGCAAATTCTGGTGTTAAAACTGCCATCATTGTAAATGTTAAACTATCGTTTGTATCTTGTGAGGAAATCTTTACCATTATAGTACATTCACCGTTATGTCAGCAATATTATTTATTTTAGCTGTTAATAAGTCAGATAATGTTAAGTCAGATGCTATATTATTAATTTTTACATTCTTTATATTATTAACGCCTGATATTGATTTGGCAACAGATATAATATCTGCTATATATAATTCACTTCTTCTTATATTATTTACAAAACTTTTCATATTATCTTGAATCTGTAATATTAAAGCATTTTCATTGTATGTTACTGTATCTAAATTAACATCGAACTCAATTGTTATATATTCAGGTTCAGGTGCTATTACATTAAATGTTATAGGGAATGCTACCACTTGTTCTACTGCATTTATTACATCATCTATTAATTGAGCATCTACTACACCTTCTCTATTTGTTATATAAAGTGTGAAATTACCATTTATTGTGGTATCTTTAATAGCTTTAGCTAATATTACACCTTCTACACTATAAGCTTGTGCTTCAATTGAGTTTTTACTGCCAATTCCTTTTAACCCATTGATATAAGTTATTGTTCTAGCTCTTAATTGTTCATCAGTTTCTCTATCAGCACCAGAACCAACATCAAGTAAATTTGTTACATTATCAACACCTGTAAGAGTGGTAACAGATATTGTAATAGTATCAGCAGGTGTATTACCTAAAGAGCCTTCTTCAATTGCTACTACATTACCTATAACAGTTGTATCAGCTATTAATGCAGTAACATCATCAATTAATTCGTATGATTTATAATTGCCAAATACATCAGCTTCTGTTCTAAATATAAGACCTGCGGGATAAACTATATCTACAAGTCTACCACTAGATAAATTAAATGTTAAAGGAGCAACTGCTTTAATAGATTCTTTTCTTATTATATTCCAATCACCAACTCTTCTATCAAGATGAATGCCTTTAGCTGTTCTTATTTTAAATGATTGAAATGCTATATTGATATTTAATTGAACTGTTTCAGCCATAAATGCAATGGCATGACCAATAGCACGAGCAGTACTACCCTCTCTCCAATTTGTAGGAGCATTTGGTGTTGATAGTGATTTCAGTAATCCTAAGTGTGACTGGATAGTAAGTAATCCACCTTACAAGCGTGGAATTGTGGATAAAATAATCAACTACCAGCTAAAGAGGCTAGAGAACAAAGAGGTAAAGGGAGTGGCAATGCTCCTCCGTACCCAGTTCGACCATGCAAAGACGAGAACTGGAATGTTCGCCGCCAATACAGAGTATGCCGGACAGATAAAAATGCTGTTCCGTCCTAAGTGGTTCGAGGATGGAGACAGTACCCCCATTCATAACTACGTTTGGTATATTTGGGGAGAATATAAAATTCCAGGCTATCCCCCAAGACTTTGGTATTGGTGGGAGAAATAATTAATCTAACTCTAATCTAATTTTCTGCGGTTTCGTTGTATCATAAGGACATGGAAAACAAACTGACAACCCGAGCAAACAGACTTGACGAATGCGTCTCTGAGCTATCACCCCTCGCCC